AACCGCCTGCTGTGGCTCCCGCAGGGCCGGAGGTCGCCGCCGCAGCGGCGGCGCTCCCGAAGGGCGACAGCAAAGCCGGGAAGACCCTGTCGGATCGCGGGCGGATGATCCAGGCCGAGATCAACGCGCTCACGGCGCAGAAGTATCAAACCCGGTCAGAGACCGACGCCGCTCGCGCCGAACTGGCCGAGCTGCGCGCCGAACGCCAGCGCATCTACCAGGAGCTGCAGGCGCGACCCGGACAGCCCGCGCCGCCAGCGCAACCCGGACAGCCCGTGCCGCCGGGGCAACCCGCCGCTGCCGCCGAGCCGCCGAAGGAAGAGAGCTTCAGCACCTTCGGTGAGTTCGTGCAGGCAACCGCGAAGTACTGGCACGACGAAGGGCAACGGGCGGCGCACGCGAAGGCGCAGGAGCTGATTACCCAAACGCTCGCGCAAGAGCGTGCGCGCCAGCAGCAGGAGCTGGAGAACCGACAGCTCACCGAGATCTTTGCCAAGCACAATCAGAACGTCGAGGCGGCACGCGCCGCCCATCCCGATTTTGACGAAGTCGTCGCAGGCTCAGCGCTCCCGACCAATCCCATGATGGAGGCGCACATTCCGCGCTCACCCATCTCCGGCGAGCTGCTGCACTACCTCGCGACACACCCCGACGAGACGGTGCAGATCGCGCAGATGTCTGCCGGTCCCACCCTCGTTGCCCTCGGTCGTCTTGAAGCGCGGATCGAAGCTGCGAAGTCCGGCCCTGCTCCGGTCCGTCCCCAATTAGTCAGTAAAGCCAAACCACCGATTAAGCCGGTCGGTGCGTCGGGCGGCACGACTGCCGACGAGGTCCCCGATCCACTCACGTCGTCGCTCGATGAGCACAACGCGTACTGGAATCGCAAGGATCGCGAACGACGGGGAGGTCGGCGCTAAAGGGGTAGGAAGTCATGGCGACGAACTCTTTTATCACCCCGCAATGGGTGTTGAAGGACGTCGCTCGCGTGCTGGTGAACAACCTCAAGTTCGCGGCGAATGTCGACCGCTATCTCGGGGACAAGTTCTCAGTCGCGGGCAGCAAGGTCGGCTATGCGATTGACGTGCGACTGCCGCAGCGGTTCCGGACCGTCAAGGGGCAGGCGTTTGTGGCGCAGCCGATCAACGACCTCACTGTGCGCGTGTCCATCACGGATCAAGCACAGATCGGCACGGCGGTCTCGACGGCGGATGCCACGATGATCGTGGAGGACGTGCGCAAGCGCTACGTCTTCCCGGCGTCCGAGCAGCTCGCCAACACCATGGACTACGACGGCTTGTTCCGGTGCTACTCCGGCGTGGCGAACTCGGTCGGCACCCCTGGCACCGTCCCGAACCAGAACCTCACCTATGCCCTGGCGGGCGCGAAGCTGAGTGACGGGGCCATCCCCGAGGACGGCCGCATCGGCATGCTGTCGCCGACGATGTCGGCCACCATCGCCAACGCGAACATCAGCTTCTACAACCCGACCGCCGCGATCAGTGAGGGCTGGCGGAAAGGGCGTCAGGCGGGACCGTGGATGGGCATCGATGAGGTCTACGCGACGCAGAACCTTGCGAAGCACCAGACCGGCAGCTGGACCGGCGCGTCGACCCCGGTAGTCTCGGGCGCGGGCCAGACCGGCTCGACGCTCCTCACCAGCGGCTTCGCCTCAGGGTCGACATCACTCAACAAGGGCGACGTCTTCACCATCGTCGGCGTCTACAAAGTCAACCCGCAGAACTACGCGTCGACCGGCACGCTGCAGGACTTCGTGGTCACGGCTCCGGTGACTGACACGGCGGGCGCGGTCACGCTGAACATCGATCCCCCGATCATCACGAGCGGGCCGTTGCAGACCGTGACGACCTCTCCGGCGGCGGGCGCAGGGCTGTTGTTCCAGGGCCAGAGCGCGCTTGCGGCAGGCACGATGACGGCGACCACGAGCGCGCAGGGGCTGATCTATCACCCCGAGGCGTTCATCCTCGCGATGGCCGATCTCGACAAGGACCTGCCTGGGGCCGATGTCACGCAGGTTTCCAGCAAGAGCCTCGCGGTCTCGCTGCGCTACGTGAAGCAGTACAGCGGACAAACGGACCAGAAGATCGAACGCATTGACGCGCTCTACGGCTGGACGGTGTTCCGTCCCGAGATGGCCGTGCGCGTGTGGAGCTAAGGAGCACGCCATGGCACTCACGCAAACCACGCTGACCGCCCCGTGCGCGGCCTCAGACTTGCGGCTGACGCTCACGAGCACGACCGGCTTTCTTCCCAATCAAGCAATCCGCATCGACAGCGAGACGATGTATTGCACCCAGGTCGTCAGCCCCACGGTCGTCGGCGTGCGCAGTCGCGGCGCGGACGGCTCGATTGCGATGTTTCACGACATCGGATCGAACGTGGAAATCTCCGGCGCAGCGGGGGATTACGGGACGCCCGCCCTCGGCGAGGCCACGCAGGTTCCGACTTACGCCCCGCCGGTCATCACCCTGGGGAGCATCACCCAGACGCTTGCGCTCCCCAGCGAGGACACCATCTACGTCTTCAACAACACGGCGGTGATCACGGCCAATCTTCCGGCCCCGGACAAGGCGCACGACGGGCTCAAGCTCACGTTCACGTCGATGAGCGCAGCGGCACACAAGGTAGTCAGTCCTGCTGCGCTCGCGACGGGCGTGACCGGCGGACCGTTCGGGACTGGGACCCTTGCCGCGTTCCGGGGCGCGTCCCTGATGCTGCTGGCCTGCCAGGGGCAATGGAACGTCCTGGCGCAGAACCCGGCCGCGACGTTCGCGTAAAGGGCCATGGCGAAGTCACACAAGTCGTCGCCGCCCGCTGGACGGATGGGCGGCACGGCGGACCGTCGGCCGAGACCGCCGCAGCCAGGGACGCCACCGCCCCCGGCTCCGTCACGTCCGTTGCCGCCGCTTCCGGTGACCCCGACGCCGGAGCCGACCCCCAAGGTCCCGGTGAGCGAACCGGGACCGGAGCCCGTACCGAGCGAGCCGCCGCACCTGGACTAGCTGGGAGCGGTGCGGCGTGGGCGCGGCGGCGGATCTGCCCCGGTGCGTCGCCGCGCCCTTGAGGAGGAATCATGGACCTGGAGCAACGCGCCAGTGACGAACGTCAGAAGTGGGAGACGCCCTACGTCTTTCGGCCGTATCCCAAGATGCTCTATCGCGGCCTCGATGAGAAGCCCGGATGGGAAGCCTGCACCGTCGCGAACGAACACGAGGAGCACGAGCACTACGAGAGCGGCGCAGGCTGGTTCGACACCCTGCCGAAGGCGCTGCAGCATCACGCGCAGATCGGGGCGGACATCGGGCTGGCTGCCGCCGAGCGCGCCGCCGCCGACCGTGCGCTGAGCGCGAAGGCACAAGCTGAAGCCGCCGCTGCCGACGAGGCGAGCGATGGGCATCACCTCGGCGAGATTCCTGAGAAGCCGCGTCCGCCGAAGCCGCTGAAGAAGGCGCTGCGGCCCGAGGACCAACCGCCCGCGCCGGAGAAGTAACCATGATGACCGCTCCAGGGCGCACGCTGTTACTCGGGACGTTGAATCCCGACGGCAGCTACACGGGCATCACGGCGGCGGTGGGCAGCGTTGCGGTCGATGTGCGGGGGCTGTTCTATCTCACGGTCTATCTGGAAAGCGCAGGCGCGATCACGGGCGGGACCATCGTGGTGGAAGAAGCGGCCCGCCCGGACTTCTCCGGCACCTGGAGTCAGGTGACGTCCGTGTCCGCCTCGGGGCTGACGGGCGGCGCAGGCCAAGCGATCCATCTCACGCCAGCGGCGTACGGGTATGTGCGCGTGCGCGTGACCGTGACCATCGCGGGCGGCGGCACGCTCGTCGCGTTCCTCAGCACGCAGGGGACGTAGGGCATGGCGAGCAGTCTCTACATCGGCCCGCCGCCCCCGTCGATTACCATCGGCACACCCGCAGGCTATAGGGCCGTCGTGCAGAACGATGGGGCCGTCGCATATTGGCGATTGAATGAAACAAGTGGAACGACAGCCTATGACGGTATCGGAGGAAATAACGGAACGATTATTGGTGGCGTAACACTAAATCAACCAGGACCATTAAGTGCAAGTGGTAGCAAGGCGATGCTGTTTAATGGATCGGGTTGGATCAATGTGCCGAATGGAGCCTACAAGGCAATTGGTACAAGACCAGTCTCTCTTGAAGGATGGTTTCAGAGCACCAGCCCAATTAAATGGTGTATCGATCAGAAACTAAATGGAAATTCTGGTATTCCAGGTGTTTCTATTTATGGCGCTGACACTTCCAATCTATATTTACACATCTTTAACGGCAGTAGCTCTCCATTTTCAGCATTATACATTCCGGCGCCATCAGCATATATCGATGGCAATTGGCATCATGTTGTTTGTGTGGTTGAGCGTGGGACAACAGAAGTTGGGAAGATCTATGTCGATGGAACGCTCGTTGGCTCTGCCAATATTCCATTTACTGGAACGAATTTTACGAATACATATCCTTTCTCGATTGGCATGTCCAATGGCGTGGCAACTACTGGCATCATTGGACAGTTAAGTGAAGTCGCAATCTATCCCATCGCATTAACTCCTACGCAAGTGGCGAATCATTACGCCGCACGCTTGAGGACTACCAACTAATGGCAAGCAGCATTTTCAATCCAGGCGGGTCGGGTGGGTCTGGCTACTTAGCGCCAGATGGGAGTGTCACGGCCCCGAGTTATGGCTTTGCGAGTCTGGCAGCACAAGGCCTTGGGGGTGGGATGTGTCTTAATTCATCTGCGTTTGGCCCGTATTTAGTATCGAACAATCAGCCATTTCTATGTAGCGATCAGAATCGTGCGCAACGGGCGATGTTTGATGGACAATTTGGTATTGGATTCGCAACTGGTAGTCCTATGACTACCAATCCTGTTGCGGATACTATCGTTGCACGTACTGCGCCTGGAACCATCTCGCTCACTGGCACCACGCCGATGATTCAATTCGGCGGCACGACTGGCAGCTTCCCGGCACTTAAACAGAGTGGTGCTGGTCTAATGGTTAAGTATGCGGATGATAGTGGTTACTCTACGATTACAGCGAATTTCAATTGTGGTGGTGTCATACAATTCTCAAGCAACACATTACTCAGTGCGCTTGCTCCAAGTATCGCATCAGGCTTTGGTACGTCACCATCGATTCCAAGTTTCAATGGTTCAGCAGCATTTGTTGTGAATGTAGGAACGGGCGGAGCTGCGACATCTGGCGTGATTACAATGCCAGCCGCTGGGACTGGATGGATTGTTTTATGTAATGATATTGGTAACACAGCCGGATTACACACATTCCAAACGGCTGGTACAACCACATCGATCACGTTACAGTGTCAAAACAGCGCCGGAACGCCGACGGCATGGGCATCAGGAACACTTGTGCGTGTGATTGCGATGGGGTATTAGCATGGTGCCGACGTCCGCGCTCAGTCTCATCACGCGAGCGCTGCGTGTTATCGGGGAGTGCGCCGCCGAGGAAACGCCCGACGCGGCGAAGCTGTCGGACGGGTTCGACCATCTGCAAGATCTGATGGATGCGTTCAAGACGCAGCGGCTGATGATTCCCTCGCTGCTGCGCACCGTCGTCCCGCTGAGCGCGAACGTCCAGGCCTACACCATCGGCGCGGGCGGGATGATCAACATCCCGTGCCCGACGACCATCGAGTGGGCACGCCTCATTCAGAACTCGGCGATCACGCCGCACGTCGAAGTCCCGGTTCACATTCTGACGGACCAGGAATACGCCCACATCCGGATGAAGGACTTCTCCAGCATTTACGCGCAGTCGATCTACTTCGACCACGCGTGGAACAGCGGCCTCGGCACGATCTACGTGTTCCCGATTCCGAACGTCGGCGCGTCTGCGGCCCCGCTCCCGACACCGTTTCAACCGCAGGTGATCGCGGTCGCGACGATCCCGATTCCGACCCCGACGCCCTACGGCTATCGCGTCACCGCGCTCAATGCCAACGGCGAGACAACGCCGAGCGACGAAGCGGTCGTGACGGCGAACCGGGGGCTCAGCACGAGCGGCACCAGCGACTACAACGTCATCGCGTGGCAGGCCGTGCCCACCGCAACGGGCTACAAGGTTTATCGCACCACGGGCGCGGTCGGCTCGGCCTGGACGCAACCGCCGGTGCTGATTGCGACGGCGGGGTCCGCGCAGTTCTCCGAGACCGACGCGGCGGTCCCTGGCACGCCCGCGACGCTGCCGACGACGAACACGACCGGCGGCAGTGCGTCGCAGACGCAGCTCGTGCTCTACACGCCGGTCCCGTTCCCCGAGTTCACCAACTACGCGACCAGCTACACGTTCCCGCCCGGATGGAACCGCGTGCTGCGCCTCAAGCTCGCGAAGGCGCTCGCGCCGGAGTATGGACGGCCCTTCCCGAGTGAGGACGAACTGGCCGAGGCCTGGGCCGATGTCAAGCGTGTGAACACTCGTCCGCGTGAGCTGCGCAACGACTACGTCGACACCGATTGGACGCGTGCGGTGTACGACATCTATTCGGACACGCCCTGAGGCCTGATGCCGCCGTTCCCCGGTCTCGTGGGCGCGTCGCTCAAGAGCCGCAGTCCTATCGCGGACTGCGAAGAACTGTGGAACTGGTACGTCGAGACTCTCGACTCGCCAGCGGCGAAGTCCTCGCCGGTGCTCTATCCCACCCCTGGCTTCGTGGCCTTGACGACGTTCAACGCCACGCCGGTGCGCGGGTTGTGGGCGCAGGAAGGTCGCACGTTTGCGGTGGTCGCCGACAAGCTCTACGAGTTCTATGCCGACGGGTCGAACAAGGCGCGCCCGCCAACCTCGGTGCCGACGCCCAACCAACCGAGCGTGACGATCTCCAGCCCGATCACGCCGTTGACGCAGATGGCGACGCCGAAGATTTACGTCAACGGTGTGCAGGGGACCACGACCTATAGCTATCAGGTGACGGCGACGAACGTGCTGGGCGAGACCAACGCGAGCATCGCAGGCTCGACAACGGTCGGACCGGCGCAGCTCTCGCCGAGCGACAACATCCTGGTGACCTGGACGATCCAGCAGGCGGCATCGGGCTACAAGGTTTATCGGATCGCCGGGGGCGTGGCCGCGCCGCGTCTCCTTGCCACCATCGCGAACGTGACGCAGACGGCCTTCGTGGACAACGGCGACGTCGGCAACGCCGGGACGCCGCCGACGACGAACACGACGGGGAGTCCGCCCGCGACCACGTCGTGGGGCTACACGATTGTCGCGAAGAACTTCTCGGGGACGACGTTGCCCTCGCCCGAGGGCACAACCCTCGGGTATCCCGTGCCGTCGGCGCAGCACTACAACACGATCACCTGGAGCCCGGTGCCGAGTAGCACCGGCTACGAGATCTACCGCACCACGGCTCCCGCGATCACATCGACGGATCCCACGCTGGCCTCGACCGCCCAGAACCAGCTGGTCCTAATTGGCGCGACCAGCGGCGCGGCGTCCACGACCATCGAGGACAAGGGGTTTCTCCCCGGCATCAATGACCCTGCGCCCCCGCCCTTACCGACGGTGAACACGACGCTCACGGGCGGGTTCCCAGGGTCGCCCGCGTTGGTGTCCATCTCGTCCAGTGGGGATGCGGGGCGCGAGATGTTCATCTGCGCGGGCGGACACGGGTTCGTCTTCGACCTCGATACGAGCGCGTTGACCGCTGTGGTCGACAGTGTCGCGCAGGGCGGTTTCATCGACGGCTACTTCGTCGGCTTGGACACCAACACCTCGACATTGCGGATGTCGAACTATCTCGATGGGCTGACGTGGGACCCGACCCAGATCGCGCAGCGCAACATCGCCGGGGACAAGTGGCAATCGATGATTGTCATGCACCGCGAGATCTGGCTCTTCGGTGAACAGACCACCGAGGTGTGGACAAACGTGGGCACCGCGCCGTTCCCGTTCGCGCCGAACACCAACGTCTTCATCGAGGCCGGGAGCGGCGCGTTGTGGACGGCGGTGCGTGTCGGCGGGCAGCTCATTTGGTTCGGTCAGGGCATCGATGGCGCAGGCGTCGTGTATCAAG